GGATATTACATTGTTGACGTTCTAAAATCAGTCTACAAGAGGGCATCACCCCTACCCGAAGCTGTTCACGAATACATGAGAAAGCTGCGTAGTAGACCATTCTTCCGTATATGTGCATTTTCGGAGGATGGTGTTGAATATTTCCAGACAACTCTACAAAACTGGAAAAGATATATAAATGAGGAGGTTAATCCCGAAATGATAGATCTATTTGGAATATCAATTCAGTATTATGGGTACGACGACGACCCACCAAATATCACCATCTATCGGGATATAGACGTAGTATAGAATCCTCCAATTCATCAACCTCATACCAAGCCCAGTGACACTCTGACGAGTCCTTATCAATTTCACACATCTCTTGTGCTTCTTTTATCGCTTCTGTGAAACGTAAACGAAGTCTCAAATTTTCTTTAATTGGGCGTACCTCCGTGATACTTGGTCGTTGATACATAGCTTCGAGAACATTTCTACGAGTCTTTACCAATTTTATCTTGTAAAGACTATTTTCGGAAAATGTTGCTAGACATTTCATAATGTATGGATGTATTAAAGTTTTAAGTATATATATTGTTATAAGATGTCCTCCTACAGTGTTGAACCCTGTACATTTATTTACCGTGTTTCCTCACTCGCGAAGATAGTCGATGGTGATACTATTGACGTGAATATTGATCTCGGCTTCGATGTATGTACCAAGCAGCGTGTTCGCCTTCTAGGTATTGACACCCCAGAGTCTCGTACTTCGGATAAGGAGGAAAAGGTCTTTGGCCTCCTCTCGAAGAAGAAGCTCAAGGAATGGTGTCTAAAGGCTGTTGCGTCTGAGAAGGATGATATTGAAATCGAACTCAGATGCCCTGAAGCAGATTCTAGGGGTAAATTTGGTCGTGTACTTGGGGAGGTTTGGGTTTCTGAAGATGGAGTATGGACCAATGTCAATAAATGGTTGGTTGACCAGGCGTATGCTGTTCCCTATGGTGCACAAAACAAATCCCTAGTCGAAGGACTTCATATGGAAAACCGTAAGAAACTCATTGAACGTGGTGAAGTTTAACGCCGCGCTCTACGTATCATATATATATACAAAACGATCATAAATAAATATGGAAAGATAGTCGTATAATCTTCTATAAAATAATCTAATACAAGATTGGGATTTTTTATAAGATATGAAATACTTTTTCGATCGAAAGTTTGTGTGATCGATGTATTAATACCATGTCCCTGTGTGGCGTGCCAACACCAAGGTGGAATCAATAGACTATCACCTTGTTGAAGTGTTACCTTATATATTTTCATTTTGCTATGGTCCATCTTAAAAAAGTCCTCTTTAGCAAAATTAGATTTATCCATTTGGAAAAAACTATTCTTATGAATATTACTATTTTCATAATTATCGAATATGTATACAGTTTTACTTCCGTACAATTGATTCAATATAAAATCAGAATTAACATGTAAATGTAAACCACTCGCATGATTATTTCCCAAATATAATAGTAATGACATTACTTTTCTTGAATCCAAATTAGGATTTTGTAACGTTTTATGTAAAAGGTATCTATTTTTATTATTTCTTAGTATATCACGGTCTAGAAGGTCAACTTCTGCACAATATATAGAAGGTGATATATTTTTTTTCCAATGTTTAATTAACTTAGGAACAGTCATATCACCAGAATCTGCTCCTGTCGTAGACGTAACATGTTTATCGTAAATTTCTATTGGTAGTTCACTGTTACCGAACAACTCTGTAAACCCTTCAAAACCCAGTTTTATTGCCTTAGGTTTATAAAACCCACGTATCACAACTGGGTGTGTAAAATCTTTTGTCACAATATCCTGTTCTTCTAGTGTCATTAGATCATATGTATACGTTGGAAGTTCCATATACAATAATTAAGATATTAAAGTTTTGATATATAAACACATATATGATATATAAGCGTCGATTGAAAATACATTTTCCATTCAAAATTCGACCACGTGTATACTTGGTGTTAAAAATCACCGAAGAAGTTGTAAAAAAACAAAAACGTCATCATCGTCGCAGACTGAAAATGAAAACAAAATCAAAGAAGAAGAATGTGAAACGTACATACGAATATCATATCATTGTTTAAAGAAATAAAATCAAATTTATATAACTATGCTTTATTGTATAACTAAAAGAATATTATCAAAAATAGATGATTCTGTACCTGTATTCAGCCTTAATAAATACCATGGTTATGCTAGAATAACCAGTGTATATGATGGAGACACTTTCAAGGCTTGTATAATTCTTCATGGTAAAGTGTTAAAATTTACATTTCGAACACTTGGATATGACTCCCCGGAAATGAAACCATATCTTTCCATTGCTGGTCGCGAAAATCATATACAGAAAGCTGTGGCTGCACGTGAATTATTTAAAAATGAAGTTGGTTTCCTTCATTCTAAGTCACATCAATGGTGGAATCCACTCATATGTAAGACTAAGGTCAAGGGGTGGGTATGGATCGAATGTAGAAAGAATGATAAATATGGTCGAACCCTTGTTACCGTGTATAGAAAAAGAAATGATACTAAATCCGTAAATGATAAAATGATTGAATCGGGTCTTGTAAATATTTACGATGGTGGGAAGAAAAAAGAATTTATATATGAGGATACACCCTAATCCACAAATTACATATCCACTTATCACCACCCTTTACAGGATTTCCTCCATGTAAAGCTTTGGAAGTCATGAAGTCGTAATTATTCAATGTATCGAAAAATAATGCATCACCAGCCTTGAGTTTATATGATTTGTTTAGGGTGGGAAATACAGTTTCACCACCACTATATCCATCATTAAGTGCTAATATGAATGTATAAAGTCTCATATTTTTATCATCTTTAAACGCGTCTTGGTGAGGTTTATAATGACCACCCGGTTTGTATCGAACAACTTGAAGTTTTTCACAATTATCAAATGGTCTATCTGTATATTTTAAACATCTATGTATGATACTTTTAACAACTGGATCTTCTTTATTAAGCCACGCGGTTTCACTTTTACGAATACTCTCATTTATAAGTTTGTCTCGTGAAATCATAGACGTTTCGAGTTTATTGGAAGCTTCTTGTATGATATAACGCCGTTCCGATTCATTCATTAAATTTTTAATAACCGTTGGGTCTGGGTATTTAGGTAATAAGTAGGTAAAAAGTGTAACCAATATAACTACGATAAGTATACTGTTCATCCTATTCTTTACACATAAAAATTTTTTGGTGTAACACAATTATATCTGTTTCTTATATTTTCAGAAACACTATTACCATATATGAATAATTCTTTTATCATACCAATTATCTCTATTTCACGATGTGGTTCGACGATAAACTGTCTGAGAAGATCTCCACCGGAATGTACTAACATTTCGAAAATATGTGATAAATCTCGCATTTTATCTTTGTACTTTTCATGTCTTTGTAAATATGATTTAAAGTCATTTTCGTTTATTTCATTTAACATGTAAGCTACCCGGACATGTAAGTTATTTATAGGCTCCAAGTCCAAATAAATAAATTCTCGATCTGCGTAATACACATATGATGCTAATTGTACTAAATCGGTAGATGCACCGGCTTCCCTCAATTCTCGGTACATGGGTATACCACCACATGGAATATCACCATGTTCCCTTGATACCCCCCCCTTTCTTTTGAACTCTATAAAATGTGGGTTATGAATTCGACCGGTCGCAATTTCACCTGAACGCCAATCAAATGCGGTGTGACAGTTTATACACCACATCTGGGAACACCCACTTGTCTTATGTATCACAGTTCCACATTTTGGACATGATTTACTGTCTTTATTCAATAACTTCATAGTCTTTACAACTTGTGGATCACACACATGGTCATCTAAAAGTTTGTCATTACAGTGTTTACAAAATGTTGTACTACATAGACCACAAAAATATTCTTCATTCAAAAAACCCTTACATTCTTCACATGGACATTTACGTACGAACTTTGTGGGACCAATATCAACAATTTCTCCTGTATTTCTAACTCTTTCAAGTTCTAAATATACATTTTCAAGATCTCTATGTAATGTGACCAAATCTGGAAATTCTTCAAAATTTTGAGTAGTGATCGGAAAAGATATACGATATCTTTGATATATATCAATTAATAATACACGTAATCGTCGAGCTTCTCGTCTAAGTTTTCGTATATTGAGGATTCGTTCAACTTCTTTTTGACTTTGGGGCATCAAAGCTTTTTCTCTTTCAAAAAGAATATGTTCACGATGTTTTCTTAATTCGGTATTCCGAAAATACTTCGTACAAAATGAATCTACAAATTCACGATTCCACAAAGTTTTACATCCCATACAATGAGGATCTTCGAATGTTGAAAGAATATACTTTTGAGAACATGTGCGACAACACACTAAATCACAAAAAGGACATTCAACTTTTTTATGATTTATTTTGTTTAATTTTTCACAACATACATTACAATCATTCATTAACTTAATGGCATACTATTTCTTTAAATTATAATTTACTAAGTGGCTATCACATCATCTTGGTCAACAATACTTTAGCACTGACACACCACAAATTGATCCAACACTTCCCGCATGTTCTCGCGACCATATATCGTTTTCGCAAAAAATAACGTCAGTTCCGCCTCCTTATATGACATGTATGAATGACCATGCTTCTCATATAACTCCGCAACGT